CACTCTGTTTTCAGTACCCGGCTATCGTTGCAGCGGGTTTTGCGCGTTGGCGATACTGCGCAAGCTCTGGTGTTCTTGAGGCGATGGGCTCGGCGAAAGTTAAAGCTAATGCGTCCCCGCCATCGCAACTTCTAAGGCCACGGGCCTTCATCGCGTCCTTCTTTTCCAGCAGCTTTCGGCCATTGCTGGACACCTTTGGTTGCGGTGCGGTCAGGTCACTGATCAGCGCGGCATTGTTTGGGATGCGACAAGGCTGATCCAGGAACCAGGCCTGCATCAACCACCACATCTCGGCCCGCTTGTTCTCGTATCTCTCTGAGTCATTGGCCTTGGTCGCGCTATTCACGCCAATGACCGCAATGTTCAATTCCCTGAGCCGGTCGTACACACCAGCACCCAGGCCGCCCTTATCGACAAAGATCGCATCAGGCTTCATGTCTCTGTTGTACTCAGCCAACTTGCCAACGATCTGCATCGTGTCCAGGCCTTGGTGATACTCCAGTCGAAAACACATCCGGCCGCGTCGGAATGCAATCGCCGTTCTGTCTGCGTTCTCAACACCGTCACCGGCTGGGTCACAGCCAATGATCAATGGCGCACTGTCATCGCGGTGCGAACTGTTGACGGCCGCCATTACAGACGCCGGACTCAACAGCGGGTTGTTTGTGCTGGTGACAAACGCATCAGACGGGCAGTTCGGAAACTCCTGGTCAAACAACCATTCGTATCCGTCGCCGTAGCTGCTGATCTTGTTTCTGCGCCACTGAAGCTGCTCATCGTCCAGGTGATACACATCAACCAGGACTTGCTCTGCTTCCGTCTTAGAGAAGTCTGCTTTCAGCGGGGCGCGGTATTCATCGTTCCAGTGCCACGCCACAAAGATCGGAATGAAGTCGCCTTGACCAGCTTCGGCCGCCTGCCACAGTTGGTGAAAGCTGTTGCCGATTCCATTTGCCGTGGACTCAATCACGAACTCGGAGCCTGCGACATCGCCCATGGTGTTGCCCAAGCCAGCCAAGTGCTGCTGCGGGTTGCGCCAAAAGCCGTATTCAGAGGCATGGATCAATTGAGCCGTATTGCCTCGACCCACATCGTCAGTGCCTGCGGAAGCCAGCTTGTAGCCTGCGTCAATGGCGCTGAAGATCAATTCTTTGGCATTCGATGCCTTGGTGCTCGGTGCCAGTGGGTTGTGCGACTGGTAGCGCTTCACCATCTCAAACAGACTGGTGACCGCCTTGTCTTCATGCGCCACAATGAATGCCGACCTGGCCCACATGGAAACCTGGTGATAGAACCTGGCGCCAATCAGTGTGGACAAGCCCTGTTGTCGCCCCTTCAAAATCAGTGCCCGAACCTTGCCGGTCTTTGCCTTCTGCTCCTCCAGCCGGTCATGCACATACTGCTGCGCCCGATTCAAGACAAACGGCACAACCTTGCCCTCTTTGTTCTTGATCTTCAGGCAGTGAAGCGCGAAGACCTCAAAGTTGTCACGCACTCGGCGTAATGCAACTTCACGATCCTCATCCGTCAAGTCAGCCATCAGTCCGTCGCCGCGTTGATCTTGGCCAGCAATGCATCCAGATTCGACTGGTTGCGATCACCCTCGGCATCAAGCTTCAGTATCTTGCGCTGCATCGGGATGTAAACCCCGTGCGCTGCTGCTATCTCCTTGGACAGCTTCACACGCCCAGCGAGACCGATGATGTAGCGATACAACTCGTTGGCCTTGTCCTGGCGCTTCTCTGTGCTTGTGTCCATCACTTCGCCAAGCCATTCAAGGCGAGCTCTGAAGTCTGGTTCACCAAGGTCGGCCACTTCTTGCAACTGGTTGCGCGAGACATCGATGGCCAGCAGCACATCCTTGCGATTGATCAGATCAATCTTGGCCACAACCTCTGCGTTGGCCTCTACGATCTGCTTCTCGGCCAGAATGGTTGCAGGTGTAACTTGCTGTGTAACCTGTTTTGCAACCTCTTGTGCAACCAGTGCTTCGGCTTTGTCTTGGATGCGCTTTGAAAGGTCTCGGTCAATACCGGCCTTCTTGAAGTGCTTATCCATGGCGGCGCGTGAGACTCCGAACTCTTCGGACAACTGGAGCTTGGTCTTGATACCAGCACGCCAATCCTTTTCGATGGCATCCCAATCAATCAAGCGCTTTGGCTCACTCATCACACACCCCTTAGACTTCCTCCGAATGGAGATAAAAAGAAAGCCCCGGGCAGTTAAGCGTCGGGGCTTTGGAAATTGTTTGTGTCACAGCCTTTCGGCTACCGGTACAAGCGGCTGTTCGAGCGTGACGCCCCGTTGGTGGCTGTGTTTGAGGCTGACTGATGCTGTTAGGGGCTTGCCAGACCCTTGGTGTGCAATCCTCTGTGAATTGCGTACCCTGCGCTATTAGTGAGGCGCTTGCAACCTCTTCGATGATCCGTATCGATCCAGATCACCTCTGATGCTATTCGTCGGGCGGATGAGCTCAACTATTCACATCAAAGCCCAACAAGTGGGGACTCATTGCCTGCCAGGTGCGCGTCGACCTTTACAGTCCAGCGTTACCGGATTCCAGCACTCTAGGCGTGACAGGGAAATTCTCTGTGCATTGGGACTTGACGCTAAAGCGCTGCACCTTGGCCCTTCGCTCTCCTGATCAACCAGGGTGTGAGAGCGACACCCGTAGAGTACGGCCCCATGGCCCCGGAGTGATCTACCCGGAAGTGAACTTTTGGAGGTAGGTTCCCCTACCCAAAAAACAGCCTGTTTTAGTGACCGGAACTCCCGGCCTTTATTGCTTGACGGGAAGTATACAGCGGCAAACAGGTGTTTGCAACACTGTAAACAACTTTTTAAAAATATATTTCATCAAGGTGCTTAGTCTTGAATTGGCGCCCGCAATCGGCCATGGCTTGCTGCCACTGCGCATCAAAGGCAATGGCCGCGACCTCGTTGAAGTATTCTGCATCCACTGGATACGCTGTGTCTTGGGTGTCCCACGTCATATCCGCTTGCAGGCCATTGAACACGGTGACCGCAGTCCCATGGATCAGAATAAGCCGGGTCATGGCGGCGACCCAATGGTGTATTGGAACCCGGCACCACGCTTGTTGGCTCTGCGCAATGCCAGATACACCGAACCCGGGACATCGTAGGGTGCGCCCCGAGGCAAGATATACGAACGCTTGTTTATGAAAAAATTCACCGGCTCTTGTGACTTCTGATCGTTCCCGGGGTGGATGGTCAGTAAATATCTCTTTTGCTTCATTTCAACCTCTCGTACTCATCGAACAGTGCCTGGGATATGGCCTGGATCGAATAGGCCTCGAACTCGCTGCTTGGGCTGTCCTCGCCAATGCCTTTGCGCTTGTGCTGCCAGACGTGAACTGCCTCATGCACCAGCAGGCTGTAGATCACCGTCTTAGGCGTCTTCCTGGGGATTGTGTGCAGCGACACAATGCAGATGTATTCACCTGTGTCGCGCTCCAACAGCAGGGTGCTGGCGTTGCTGCCCGATTGCTTGAACGTGGGCCTCATCGCCTTGGGTATCTGGCAATGGCGCATCACCTTGTCAAACTGCTTTTGCGTCGTCGCCAGAGCCAGGTGCGGGCCAACGATCAGGGTTCGATCAAGCCACCTCACCAGAACCTACCAATGATTTGGAACCGGCGCTGACCGACATTGAGGAACAGCCCCCAGCGCCGAAAGAAACGGCTGCTTTGCCAATACAGTTTCATAGCCCTCCCTTGGCCTCGCGGTACTCGCGCCGGGTGTTGAACGTCCGCAGCACCGGGCCATCCACTGTCTCGATCAGCAGCTGCCAGCCGCCTGGCTTGGCGTCGAACCGGCCCTGGCTGCGCCCGGTGAGCGCCTTACCTACCAGCCGGTCGATATGGGCCTTCTTCAACTGGATGTAGCCGGTGTGCTTTGCGTGCAGCAGCCAGTCTCCATCGGAGAAGGCCTCGATGGCCACATCTGGTGTGACCAAGCGCTTCATGATTCCACCCAGATCGAGTGAGCGACCATTGACAACTCCACCCAGCCGTTTTGCTTGGCTGATATCATGAGTGCGGTGGTCAAAGCGTTGATCAAGTCATCCTGGTCGCCACTCAGCAAAGCCTCTTCCACTGCGTCGGCCAACTGAATACCCCGCACATCGTCACAGCCATCACATCCTTCGCAGCAGTCACAATCCTCATTCATGGCGCTTTGCTGCTTTTCAGCCTCTTGTGCATCGAGAGTGGCCTGCTTCGCTGCAGCCTCTTGCCTCAGTTTGTCTTCGGCAATGAGTGCTTTGAGTCGGGCCAGGTACGATTGTTTTTGGTCTGAGTTTTCCATTTTTTCCTTCGGTTTAAAAATCACGTAGCCGCCTTGCGATGGCATCGAATACAGAACTGGTGATGGAGTCCATTTCGCTGATCAGCCAGTTTGCATAGGGGATGTGCTCGGCCTTCATCAAGCGCTCCAGCGGGATCAACCCGGTCCCATGACACACTTGGCACTCTTTGGACTCATCAAGCACGGGTGACCCGGGCATCGTTGGGTGACCATGGCCGCCACATGTCAGGCAGGCCGGTCTTTTCCACCACTTGAGCACCATCAGGGCCAGGTCGTGGGCCTCAACAGTCTTCATGGCCGCCCGATAGTCTTCAAACGACTTGCGCCGAATCCACTTGGCCAACTCGGCTGCAACCGCCTGGGCGCCGCGCATGTTCTCTGTGGCCAGCACTGAATAAATCTGCAGGGCCATGGCACGCTTGGCGCTATTGCTTGCAACCCAGCCACTGGCGGTCAGAATATCGGCCGCTGTCATGCGGGTCTCGATCAGCCGCAACCGACTGGTGCCACAGGCCTGGAGGTAGCGCTGCTGAATGCTCAAGGCTTTGCCCCGATTTGCTTCTTAAGCTCGTCAATGCACCGCTTCTTGTAAATCACAGCATCGAGTTGCTCTTCATATTCATGCTGCATCCATTGAAGAAGAGTCAGCGGGTTGTCCGCCATCTCT